GAATTAGTTAAACGAATTATGTCTGAACAAGATAGTGAAAGATATATGTTTTTTAGTAATTTAGAACAAATTCATAGACAAACAGGTTTGTTATTAGAATTAAATAAAAACACTGTTGAAAGTGTTTTAGATGGTGGGCACGATTGGGCTCAAGACCACGTATCGACCGCAAAAGAAAGCCTTGACCAAGTTTTTGATTTTATGATGAATGAAACTAAAAATGAAGACAATATAACTGTTTTAGAACAAGATTATTCTTCAGACACTGAAAGACCTACAAGTGACAGAGAACGTCAAGTAAAGTCATTGTTTGGTGATAAATACGGACAGTATATTCCTAACGATGTTATTAGATATATTAGAAAGAGCCCTGCTCAGTTCATTAAGAAAATTTATCAAATGTACGGAGACAAAGTTTATGATTATTTAGATAAAGCAAAACGTCAAAGTAATGATGAGGTAGTTTCTGAAGGTAAAAAGAAACCCGGTACTAAATTATGTGCTCGTGGTAAAGCGGCCGCTAAATCAAAATTTAAAGTTTACCCTTCAGCTTACGCAAACGGGTACGCTGTACAAGTGTGTAAAGGAACTAAACCCGGATTAGACGGAAATAAAAGGTGTTCATCACCATATTGTTAAAAATAAAAAACCCCCATTAATTGGGGGTTTTATTTTATAGATAATATTTCTTATTATTTTTGGTTATTTAAAAAATTTGCGTATCTTTGTCGTGTTAAAATTATTAAGATGATAAAATACATAAAACGAAAATTAAAACGTAGAGCCGTTAGAAAAAAATTATTGGAGTTCCAAATAATTTATGATGTTGTTGACCCTGGTAAGTTAGCGGATATGAAAGATTGTATGTTTATTTTTCGTAATACATTAAAACATCCAAGTTCTATCTATGAAATTGCACCACTATCTTCACACAGAATTATTGAAAATAAAAAATTGGGAGTGTTTGTAGTATTAGATGATAAAAAAATAACAATCATTAATCACGTTTGTTATTATAGTAACATTTCCATGACCGATAGAGATTGGAAGAAAATGGTTAGAATGTTCGATAATAGGGTACAAGAAAATCGTATGAGAAGAATTGACCAAATGAAATCACAAGTTGAACATTCATTATCAAAATTAAAGAATAAAATTTTACTTAAATCAAAAACCCCTACTATTGAGTAAGGGTTTTTTTAAATTCTTCTTTTAATACTTTTTTAATTATATTTCTTAATGATTCATTTTTTGAGGGGATTTTTAGTTCATTTGGGACAACATCTTCTATAAGGGTGTCTTTGGTTATCTCAATCCATTCATTAACCGTATTAACATCGTATGTATCAATGTGATATGTACCATCAACACCTTTTTCCCACATACCAACAACGGTGTCCCTATTACCTTTTAATGTTTTACTTTTACTTTTATTATTAAATTCAGATTCAAGGGTATTAACAAATGGGTCTAATTCAGATTTAATCCATTTTCTTAATCCTAATTCAATAGGACCATTGTATTCTCCGGCACTAACAGAAGTGGTGTTTTCATCAATAGGAACAATTTTCTTACCTTTACCGGGAGTTTGATTTAATACCCCACCTTCCTCATCATTTTGTTCAGGATGTTTTTTTACGTATTTGGCCATTTTTCTTGACTCTCTCTCTATTTTAGATATTTTAGATTTTGGTGTACTCATTTCACCATCATAACTATCAAACGATAATTCCGCACTATCATATTTTGAAGTAGGAACAACAAAAGGTTGTAGTTGTTCTTTATTGAACAACCTAACACCCGGACTTAAAGGAACTCTAACTTGTCCTGACCCACGATGACTAGTCGCCTCTTTAATTTGTTTTTTGTTATTTTTATCCATATACTTATAAATATACAAAATTTTAATTATGGAACAACAACAAGAACTATTCGGAAAACTATTTAACACAATCCCATTGTATAACGAAGACCATTTAGATGTCCTACTATCAACAATGGATAAAGAACAATCAATCTATATCCTAACACAAGCAGTTAGTTTTGCATTCCATTCAGGAATCTTTTCATTGGGCGAATCTGAAATTATTTCAAAATCAATAAGAACTTTAAATAAAGTTGAAAAAAATGTTGTGGAATAAATAAAAAAGTATTACATTTGTAATCTAAAACATAAACACTATGAAAAAATTATTATTACTATCCGTATTATTTATTGGAACATTATCATTTGGTCAAACAAAACCAAAAACAAAAGACGTTGACAAAGAAGCCAACGTCTATTTAGATTCACTATCTAAAGTTCATAAAGTAAAAATCTGTTCAATTAAAGAGGTAAGATTAAATGGTGTAATAACAACATCAATCGGTTACTCCGATAAAAATGGTGACTTAGTTTATAAAATTATTAAACAAGAAAAAGTTAAAAAAGATTAACATTTACCCGTTAATGTATAACCCGTTTTACCAACCGGAGAATAAACAATAACATCAGAATCCCCCGTTTTATTATCGAACGGGGTTATAACTGATGAAGGACTTATATTATAAATCACAAATTCTCTAACACCTCTACTATATAATTTTTGTAATTGTTGAACACCATTATAAACCTCAGATTGACTCATATCTATAAGTTGTTGTGTTTCAGGTATTGCTACACCCGAATTAAGTATTTGTTTCATTAAATCATCAAAACTTTTAACTTGGATAGTAACTATTTTATTACCACTAACTGCGACTGTTTTATATAATTTAGTTAATTCAGCAACATATAATGGGACATATTTAAAATCACCATATTGATGAGGTGCGGTTGCGACATACCCGGTATCTTGAACAATAACACCTTTTTTGTTTTTAACAATCATTCTATCCGGAATACTACCAGTATCAAATGTTAATAAACCTTTACCTTGTAATTTATCGTTTGCTGTTATATAATTTTTTGCGGCATCCCCTGTTTTACCTGTAATACTTGCCGACCAATCACATATACTTTTAACATTTCCCACTTCTCCAGAACCTTGAACATCAAAAGTCACAAATTGTTCTTTTTTATATTGTTTAATTTTTTCCGGATTTTTATTATCACCTTTTGTTTTGTCGTATGGTGTTTTACCTATGACAACCTCACTAACATTTACAGGGTTTTTAATAACTAAAGTCCCATTTTTAATTAATTCAGGAAATAATTCTTGGAAATATTGTTTAACTGAATTTGCTCTCGCTAAGGCTAAACTTCCTTTCTCTTCAAACCCCTTTGGATTTGTAACATTTGATTCTCCAGCACTAATGTTAACTACAAAATTTTTACCACCACTATTTTTAATAAATTCTTCTATTTTTGGTTTTAATGACGCAATCGCATTTTTAACTGTATTTGATTGATATTCACCAAATTTAAATTGGTTTCCTATATTTTGTTTTGGAAATGATGTTTTTGAAGTTGATTGTGTTGATGAAACCCCACCTATCTCGTTAAACGATTGTTCCGACATCAAGTATTGTTTTTTTGTTGCATTCTCGTGAAGATTTAAGATTCTATTTTTCTCTTCACTCGATATTTCAAATAAATTTTTCATAATTTTCTTTTAATATAAATACTTTGTTATTAATTAAATTTCGTTTTTTTCCAAAAAAAAAAGGGACATATAGTCCCTTTTTCTTAAATATTTTAAGATTTTGATTATCTCAATTCTCTTAAATCGAATGTTCTAACACCATCAACTGTGATACGTCCGTAGAAACGGTTGTTAACCATTTTCTTAGCGTAACGAGTCATAATACCTTTAATAGGTGTAAAGTTGAATGGGTTGTACATTGTTGGAGTTAATTGTAACGGTACGTATGGTGCGTAGATGTAACCTGTGTCTAACAATGATGTTCCTTTGTGTCCAATTAACACTTGGTTAGCTGGGAAGTAAGGGTCACGGTAAACTTGGTAACGACCTGCTAATGTACCTACTCTTTCAATACCCATGTTGTATTGGTCTTGCTCAGGAGACGCATTAGATACGTGGAAGTACTCTAAATCATCAAAGATAGCAGAAACTTCAGAAGAAACAACAATCCAGTTTGCTCCACCTCTCAATGTAGATTTGTGGATTTGTGCAGACAATTGGTTGATTGCTGTAATTAATGTTTGATTCCAATCTTTTTGAGTATAAGAAGTTGTTTGAGAAATTCTTCTCCAACCATTATAATCCCAACGTAAGTTCCATGCTGCACCTTTACGTAAATCTCTTAAGATTTCACGGTCGATTTCAGCCGCAACTTGTTCAGATAATAAAGCTGTTAATTCAGCTTCAGCATCGATGTTGTGGAAAGCCGCAACGTCTTGAGCTAACTCAGGAGACCATTGTGCTCTTAATTTTCTTTCTGTAACAGATACAGTAACTGAATCTAAGTCGAAAGAAACCTCACCGATTTTATCTTCAAATTCTAACTCTTCGTAACGTCTGAAAGCCGCTGCGAATGAAGTAGTTGGTAAACCTTGAGAAATTGTAGTTCCTGTGTAACCATCTAATGATGTAGAATCACAATCAGCACATACTGGACAAGATAAATCTACTTCTAACCAAATACAACCATCAGCGTCACATACGTTTTTGAATGTACCACCGTTACCTGTATTAGATGCAGTACCTGCTGGATTACCACTTGGGAAGTAAGTTTGTGTTGTGTTACCATATTTTACAATACCTCTACCATAGATTTGAGTTACAACTCTGAACAATAATGCTCCTGTTGAAACTGTACATGGAGAACCTGCAGCAACTGTTAAACCAGAACCTGTATAGATAATTAAATCAGATAAGAAAGATTCTGTATCCATTTCGTTACCATCAGGACCAATTAATTTACCAGCACCTGTGTCAGCAAAACCACACATTTTAACGATAACTTTTCTTGTGTTACCTGAAGCAATTACTGTTGCTCCGTCAGTTGTTCCAGAAATTGTAGCATCAACTAAAACTCCACCTGTCCATTTTTGGATAGTTGTAGTAGCAGTGATTGCTGACCAACGACCTTTAGAGTAGTCAAATAATCCCGGAGGGTCTAATTGAGCTTCATTACCTTCATAGAATAAATCATAAAGATTTTTTTCATATACAGGATTATAAGTTCCTGAACCTGTAGTATAACCTGCGTTTGGATTACCAGCCGTTCCATTTGGAGAAGGCATTGTACCATCACTGTAGTTACCCGGAGCCCCTATTGGTGCGTAGTGTTCACCTGAGTATTGACCAGCAATACCATCTTTATATCCTTGGATTTTTGGTACAAAGTAGAATAATTTACCGATTGGTAAGTTCATAGCTTGTACAGAAACGATGTCATTCGCTAATAATTTAGAGAATACTCTTCTTACGATTGGGAATACAACAGTTTCAAATGAACCTGAAGACCCGTCAGAAGTTGCTTCGTTTATTAAGAAAGACGCTTGGTTCTCATATAATTGAGCTACGTTTTCTCTTAAGTGACCTTTAAGACCTTCAAGAAATCCTAATTTGTCCCATTTATTAATTGTGTCCTCTTTAATAACTTTAAGGTGTTTTAACCCTATGTTACCAACTAGACCTGATTCTAATAATGCTCCCATTTTTTTGGTTTTTATTAATTTTTTAGTTTATTTTTATTTTAATTTTGACATTAAATCTTTCATTCTCAAGAACTGTGGATTCTCATATGTTTTAGATTCAATTAAGTTAACTGCTGAACCTGTTGAAGGTGCTTTAGCAATTGTTCTTTCTAATGATTCATTCATAGGTTGAGAAGTAGTCCCTGTAAGTTCATCTTTAATGACTTTGTATAAGTTTTTAGATTCTTTAATGTTTTCCACACCGTCAAATCTTCTTAAGATATTTATTTTTTCTTGTTTTGATGTTGAATGTTCAGTAAACAAACGAGTAGCATAAGCTAAGTTTGAATTAAACACCGCAACTTCATTTAATTTATTTCTAAATACGTTAAGAGCTTTTCTGTATTCTTCATTCTTTTCTCTTAAAACTTTTAATTCACTTGTGTTTTGGTTCTCTTTGATTGCAGTATTAAAAGATGAGTGTGCTCTTGGTTTTGGTAACCCACCTCTTCTGAAATTACTTCCACTACCTAATGTACGAGAAGCCTCTTTAGGTTCAACTTTTTTAGTTGTATTAGCAATTTTAGTAGATTGCTCTTTTGTTTCTGTTTTTTTAACAGATTTCATTTTTCCTTCAAGATTTTCACCTTCTTTATATTCAAATTTAGCTTTACCTGTTCCCATTGTTGGATTAACTGATTTTTTCACAGTTTTAAATCCACCATTTTGATTAGGTTTTGCATCATATTTAAATTTACTTGGATTACCCATTCCGGTTCCTTTTGGTTTTACAGACATTTTAGATTCCATCATTGTTTCATCATCCATGCCCATGTCGTCTTGTTCTTCTAACTCTGAATCATCTTCGTCATCAAAAGAAATTTCATAAACGATTTCTTCATCGTCTATTTCTTCTTCTTCGTCAAACATCATTTCATCACTTTCTCCAAATTCAGAATCTTCGTCGTCGTTATCAAATACTTTAGAGATAATATCTTCGATACCTTCAGAATCCATGTCCTCTTCTTCGTCCTCGAAGTCCATATCGTCTTCTTCGTCAAATTCTTCGAACATATCTAATTCATCTTCACCTTCACCAACAATCATATATTCTT